CAATTGCGCCAGCACTAACTCCAAAATTATCGGCTCTACCTACAGTAAGATCAACTTCTCTTACTAAAATTCCAGGTGAAACAAGAGCTACTGCCATTTTCTTCTCCTAAGAAGTCTCATTTTATCTAAAAATTATTTATAATTAACTCTTTTTTAAGCATAATCCCACATATAAGATCTATCTCCATATTCATCCACATGCCATCTATCCCCATCAGTATCAACGAAGCTATCATCATCTAAACCATCCACAATAAAACCAAATGGTGCCATATCCTGCTCGATTTGAGTTTTTTGCTCTTCATAAATTCTCTTACGAATATCATTATCAGTCATTTCTTTAAAGTAATCTTGTGCAACTAACCACGCAAAGATTACCAAACACATTGCTAAATCGTCATTACAACCTTCTTCTGCCTCAAAAGATTGATTTCTTTGAATGAATGTTGTCAACTCACTTATAATATTATAATCTGTTGTAAAAAGTTTATCGTCTTCGATTAAAAGTTTTAAATTTGAGCATCCAAGTTTTTTAACTGCCTTGGTCATTCTTACACCAAGTTGAGATCTTTTTCCACTAAATCCAGATCCAACAATTTGCCCTGCCCTTCCACGCATTGAGCACATTAAAACGTTTTCATATTCCAAATCATAATGTAAAATTGAAGCAACTTGGTCTCCAATGTCATTAACCTCAGCCAAAATATATGCCTTATTGTATGATTTGGCAACATCATGTATAATGCTTGGAAATAGCATTGGTTTTATTTCGTTATTCTTATACGTTGCACAAACTTGATATGGAATATTTGATATGTCATAAACAATAAATGCCGAATAATCTTCACCAATTCCTCTTGCTACGTCAACAGTTATTAAATAACTGCAATCTGCTTTTGGTTCTTGATATATTGATAACCCCTTATTACTTTTAATCGGATCTTCATAAACTAAGGTTTTTAATTTTGCAACACTGATCAAGGTATCAACAGATCCAAGAAATTCGCATTCAAACTCAACCTTAAATTGTTGCTCACTAGTATTTGCAATTGTCTGAGACTTCCATTTTTGGTCTCTTCCAGGCACTTCCGACCAATGCACTTCAGTTGGCACATATTCATTTCTTTTCCTCTCCGCATCGTGCCACATGCGGTAGAAATGATTCATACCATGTGGAGTAGAAACTATAATAACTTTAGTGCTTTTACCAGATGAAATAGTTGGATATACTGATGCAAAAAATTGATCAGCAATATTATTCGGAATAAACGCAAATTCATCCAAAAATATGATATTATAAGATCCACCACGAACAGCAGATGCTGAAGTTGATGATGCAATAATTTTAGATCCGTTTTCTAATTCTAATGATTGCTTATTCCAAGAAAGGATTCCCTGTTGCATCCACTTGGGAAGATTCTCATAAGCAAGTTGTAATCTTCCTAATAGGTCTTTTGCAGTGGAAGATTTGTTTGCAAGAATTGCTATGTTGATATTGTCATTAAAAACCGCATAATGCAATAGGTAAGATACAACAGTTGTAGATTTACCTGTCTGACGAGGCATCTTACATATATTGAATCTGTTATTGTGGAAATTATGAATTAATTTTTCCTGAAATTTGTAAGGTTTAAAATTAACTAAACCCTCGTCAAGAGAAACAATTTTAATATAATTTTTTGCAAAATATACTGGATTATTTTTACATTTGATGAATTCCTCAATTTGATCTTGAGTAAATTCAATTTGAGTATTTGCTTTTTTTAAATTGGGATTGCCAAGATAAATGTTATCTGACATAATTTATTAACAATTCCACTTTCTTAGCGAAAGTGCTTTTCTTGTTGGACGACCTTTTTCATCTTTCATAGGACCGGGCATTCCTCCCATACGAGCACAGAAAGACTTTCTGCGTTTTGCTGGTTTACTATCGGGATCAAGTTTTGAAGGTGGTGTTGTAACCGCAAGTGAGAGGTGTGAACCAGGATTCTCTCTTCTATACGATTCAATTCCTTTTTTATTCAATCCACCTTCAGGATTTTTTCCTTCCTTTCTTTGCCAAGCAGCTACTTCATTTATAATTTCTTCAGTTACTTGAACAATCGGCTCTCCGGGTTGTATGGTTGAAACTTTAAACATTAATACTTTGCCACCGGGATAAACCTTCTCAATTTGATCGCTCACTTCTCTTCGACTTGGAATTCTTGGTTGTGGAAAAAACATTTTAATCACATATGAAAGACCTCTCCACGAAATTACTACAGAAATTACTTGACCATTTCTTGATGGCATATAAGTAGATTCTTCAATTTCAACATCCTCACTTACGGATTTCCATCCACCACCTTTTGACTTATACCACTTTGATGCCCATCCATTTGCATATGCACTTGGATAAACATCAAACTTTTGTTTGGCAAGTGATTTTGCTTTTGACCACAAAGATGGATTTGTTGGTTTATTTTCTTCTTCAAAATATTCCAATTCTTCTTCACCTTGAAGTTGATCTAAAATTTTTCTAACAATACCTTCTTTTACCGGCACACAATTTGGCACCATTTTTTTACCTTTCTTTTTCATTCCAACTTTTTTATATCCAACCCAACATTCTTCATCAACTTCTGATTTTGGTTTTATGCCTTTCTTCTTCATATTAATTGCAATTGCTGCTTGTTGAGCAGGATTTGCTGCTTCACTCATTTCTCCACTATCAATATAATCTGCAGCACTATCAAGATAATCTGCTGCTTTAGTTATTTTTGATTGCACCCATGCTTCAACATTTCCCTCACCTTTACCCATTTTTGCTTTTAATCTTTTTGCTGCATTCATGATAGTTGATAACTCAGAACGAGCCATGGAGTATTCATGATCTTTCTCTTCATTTGCGGGATGAGTTCTTGAAATTGAAAATTTATCCCACATATCTGGACCATAACTACATTCCATTTTATATTCTTTTTTTCCACAAAGTTGGCAAAATCTTATTTCACCGATAGAATTTTCTTCTTTAATTTTATTAGAGACAAGCACTGGAGATTCTCCTTTTCCTGAACGATTGGCTACTGGATCTTCCTTTCTCTTTCTTTTTACAGCAGTTGCAATTTGCGATTTTGACATACTTTGCGATTTTTCATTAGAAAGACACTTTGGTTTTGGTTCTCCTGGTTTACGGGCACAAGGTCCAATTGCTTCTCCTTTGGTATTAAATCTTCTCCAATTTCCTTCCGGATCAGACTTGGAAAACCATTTACGAAGATCTTCATTCACTTTTGCATCTTTAAACTTTCCATGTTCCTTTTTTGCCGATGATTCCATTTTTTTAAGTCTAGTATAATAATCAGGAATTTCATCTAAATGCTGAAGAGCAATATAAGTTGCCAACTCTTTATTTTGAGTATGCTCATGCTCAATTGGAATACCCATCTGAAGTTGTTGATTTATTAAAGAAACATTTAATCGATGTTTCTTTGCAATTTCTTCGGGGGATTTGTGGGGTTTTAATTTGCTCATGTTTTTATTTATTGGTATATTGTTATATTTTCTACAATTTCTGCCGTTGGTTTAAAAATATTTATGATTTGATAGCAGTAAAAATAACTTTGAAGGTTGTGAGATTTGATGATGATGGATATGCTAACAATCTAACGTTGCCACTATTAATGTCTGTTGTAAAAGTAGCTATTCCAACAGGTTCATTAATTGATCCAAATTCAGTCATATATGTATTTGATCCATTATGAATTACATTTATTGAAGTCATATTGAAATTGGATCCTTCTGTAATTTGTATCTGATAATTTACCGATCTAAAAGTTTCTGTCGATAAAGAAACTAATACAGACTGATTTATTGATGATGTAGTAGTTATTGCAGATCTAACGGATCCGTCAGTTAATTCTAAAGTTTGTGATGTTGATCTTGTTCCTACAATGTATGGCATTTTAATTTGCTGTTTCTAAAATACTTAATATTACTTTTAATGTATTATTTTGACTTGCTAAAATTTTTATAGAGTCACTGGTTTCCAAAACCAATTTTCCTGAAATTGGAATGAATGCATCATTAATTGGAACATTAGCACCATTAATAATTTCTGTAGATGTCACTCCCCTAACATGGCTCATTGTTACTGTCGAATCAACAGATCCATAGTTTGATATGTGGGCATACAAAACAATAGCAGTATACCCGGTTGGTGTAGTATATATTGTTTGCTCACTAGTTGTAATTACTAGTGTTTCCGTCTGAAATCTGTTAAGTGGTAATTGTGCCATATTAACTTAATGCTAAAATAAATGGTGTCATTTCTGAGAACAAACTTCTTGTAAATGCTCTTCCACTAATTGTACCCGTATTTTGATTAATCTGAATACCATCGCCAATTCTAAAATTACCTGATTGATCTGTGCTAGTATAGACCACTTTTCCACCATTTTTAGTAATAACTTCATTTTCTTGAATTGTAACTCCTCCATTTTTTGGAGTCGCTGTAGTAATATTATTTCCAGATCCAATATACTCAAATGTGTGTGAAGTTGCAACAATTCTACTTACTTGATAAAAATAAGCAGTTGTGCCAGCACTTACCGTATTAATAAGATTTTCATCAAGAGTTAAAGTTGAAATTCCAGATGTGATCGGTGTGGAACTATTTATTGTATAATAAATGGGAGACATTGATGCTACTGCAGTAGCAGTATTTACTCCAATATTTGGTGTAGAGATTGTAATATTTGGTGCGGTTTCATATTGACTTCCACTACTAATGATCGTAATTTCTGAAACAGAATCACCACTTAATGTTGCAAATGCCTGAGCAGTTTCTCCATTTGGTCCAGTTGGAGAATTGATAGTAACAGTAGGAGTAGCAGTATATCCAGTTCCTCCAGCAGAAACCGATATTGATGCCACGGATTGGTAGAGTTTACCAAAATATGCTACTTGACCATTATATGGTTTGGTTGATGTTGTAATTGCCACAGCAACTGTATCTTGAGCAGCCGAAGCATTGGATGTAACAATTCCGGTAAATTGAATATTACTAACACCATCAGCAACTAAACCGTATGTGCCAAAACTAGAATTACTGTTTGTTAAATCAACTTGACTTCCTTTGTAGCAAGTAATTGCTTCATTGCAGCAAATTGTAAATACCGAAACCAACTGTGCAAATCCTTCATTTGTAACTGCTACTCCAACTCCACCCTGATTATATTGAGTATAACTATCACACACCATAGATTTTAGACCTTCTGCTTGATTACCATCTATGCGAAGTCCTGTTCCTGTTGTAGTATTACTTGTACAATTTTGAATGTATGGACTTTCCCATTTTCCACCACCTTCATTGACTGCAATTGATGAAGTTGGAAAT